AATCTTATCTGCTAAATATGTAGTTGTGCAGGTAACAAAGTGAGCAACTTTAATAGAATCAATAATAAGTTTAGATACATTGTTTTGAATGTAATGCGGATATAAAATGTGATTATCAGGCAGAAACCAATAGTCATCTTCGTCAAGTCCAAACTTAATCCCTAACTTGTTTAATCTATCGGCAGTATATTCAGGATTATCAATGTGCCTACAAAATAGAATTAGGTTGAAGTCTTTAAGAAATTCATCAGGCACTACATCGTTTAGTGTTGGTATCTCAGTAAACTCGATATTCTCATAAAGCCTATGCAATACAATGTTTGGTTTAAGCATTCGATAATAAGATACTGCATTGTATTTCCTATCGCCTTGTTCATTGATTTGAAAGTTATGTACTAATAGTATTTTCATTTACGTTTCTTATGTTTAGGAAATGAGTGTTGAGTAGTTTCTGTTGGCATATTAGCTAACCTTATTCTATTGCAATCCATAAGCATAGCCATTCCACAACCTGAGCAGTCATGTCTGTATGTAGAATTAAAAACTTTGTATGCTCCTATTATTTCATCCATAATAGATTCACACGCTCTCGGTACATACATCTCTCTAATGTATAATTCAAAGAATTGTGAATGTTTAATAAATACTTGTATTGCTTCCTGTTGTGTCATGATAATAATTTATAATAGATTCGTGATAAAATAATTCCTGCTAATGAAGTTAATCCGGCATAAAGTATAACTAAATGTACTTCATAATAAACTAATCCATAACCGATAGCTGACCAAAAAGATAAACACTTGGTACAATCAAAAGGTCTTAATCGTTTAATCTCAAAGAATATTACTATCTGTTGAGGTATTGTTGACAATTCAGCAAACCAAAAACTAAAGGCTGCTATTAAAATAAATGATACCATTTTCTTTGATTCTTTTTAAGTTTATTAATTTGTTTTTTTAATACTTCCATTTCTTTAGCAAGTTGCTCAATTGTTTTTTTATAGTCTAAATATTCATCAATATGAATAGTAACTATTTTTTCATATTCATTCATACACTATATTATATAATTTATTCTTTAAACTTTCTTTATATTCATTACAGGTCTTAATCAAAGCACTATATTTAATACCTGAACTTATTGAGAACTCCCTTGCATTCTTACAAATAGCATAACCATTAATCTCTAATTCTGCAGGATTTCCATTAGAATAGTTAAATACTCTTGCTCTATATCTTACATCCATATCTTCAGAGTTACAATCATTTATTATTATTTGCTTGGCTTTAATATAGAATGTATCTATTTCATCATGATAAATATTCTCTAAAAACTTTACCTGAGTATTGCAATCTTTATTTATTTCATAATAAATAGGATCATTAAATTCATCTTTATTATAATTAGTAAAGTAATACAATGGGGAGGTAGTTCCTGACTTATAAGACTTTACTCTTCCTCTATTCCTCCAAACACCTGTAATAATTTTAATAATGTAAAAATCCAAATAGTCATTAATATACGCATCATGTAGTTTATTTTTATCTATTTTAAGTATTTCTAATACTGATTCCTGCCATAAGTCTTGCCATAAACTCGGTGTAATTTTCTTACAAACATTAATATATTTTTGATTACTTACTATCGTGTTTATATTCACGGATACAATATTACAAAATTTTAATAATATTTAAAAATTTATTTTAAAATGGATAACTTTCATCAATATTTAAAAAATCTATATTATCCTCTAGTTTTTTATCCATTCTAATCCAATTAGAATAATCAGGATTTCCTTTATAATATCTACCATTTATTTTATCCCATGATAAATGTATACACCCAGTTTGTCCCCAATGTTTAAATTTAACTTTTTGTATATATATTTCAGAAATACCTGTTTCAAAATTTCTGTATACAGTTATTCCATTTGCTGTTTTATTATAAAAATTAGCGGAACCAGAAATAGAGTATAAATTAGGAATTTCATAAAGTCCAGTATTTCTATCCTTTTGTATTTTTGTAGGATGGGCAACTAAAAAACAATGAACTTTATTTTTTTCACAAAACATAACTATTTTATCTAATTGTTGAGAAATATATTGAGTTTCATTATTAGTATATTGATGGTCTAATTTATTCCAAGCATCAATAACAAAAGCTTTTATACCTTTTTTTCTAACTAATTGCCTAACTGAATTTAAAATATTATCTAATTTAAAATCAGATTCAGGATTTATAAAATAAAAGTTATTTGCATGATAATCAATCATTTGCTTTAATTCATCTTCATTTATTTTATTATTTCCTTCAAAAGACTTACCAGAAATTTTTTCAGCAAATTTACTAAAATGTAATTCTAAAGGATGATTCTCAGGTGAATATAAACCTACTTTCCAATCATGACTAATATTTAATCTACATAATATAAAGTCTAAAAATTCAGACTTTCCATGTCCTGGTATTCCAGTAATTGTAGTTAAGTAACCTTCTTGAAATCTTAAAAACATATCAAATTCTGACATACCAATATTTGCTCCATGTGGCAAACCATTATAATAATAATCATAAATATTTTTTTCAATATCATTTGCATTAAATACACCAATAATTGGAAATTCTTTTTTATTATTAATACATTCTATAATCGATTCTTTGCCATATTTTATTAAACATTCATTTGCATCTTTACAATCTTTAAATATAACTGTAGAACAGTTTTCATATCCTAATCTTCTTGCTAATTCATTTTGAAGATTTAAACCTGGTTTGTCATTATCTAAAGCTAATATAAATTTCATGTCTTCAGTAAAAAAATCAATACAATTATCTAAATAATCTAAATTTAATTTACCTAATCCAGCTCCATTTGGTACGGAAATTACATTATTAAATCCGCATTCTACTAAAGTTAAACAATCAATTTCTCCCTCTACAATTATAATTTCTTTATTGTTTATACAACTATCTAAATTATAAAATATTAATTCTGCATCTTTATAAAGTTTAAAATCTTTATCTTTACCCCTATATTTAATATTTATTAATTCGCCATTTCTAAAATAATTAAATTTAATAGTTGGTATTTCTGCCTTGTTTTTTGGCATCCATTCAATTCCTTCAGATACTTTAAGCTTTAATAATGTGTTATAGCTAATTAAACGCGTTTTAAAGAACTTTAAACAATTTTCCGTATATTCATATAGGTGATCACTTTTTGGACGCTTATAATGAATATTTTGAGTTTTTATATTAAATTCTTTAAATTCAACTAGAACTACATTACAATGATTGCATCTTCCAGCACTTTTTTGCAAATTAAAAGAAAAGCATTTATCAGTGTTTTTTTTCCTTGTATGTGAGCAAATAGGACAAATCATTTTATTTTCCCCATTTTTAGTTATTTCAATCTCGTATTTTTCTTTTGTGCTTAAATCAATAACTACCATACCATCCTAATTTTTGAATCATCCACTATTTTATTTTCATCTTTAAACCAAACAGCTTGTGCCTTTTGTTTCCAGTTCTTAACTTTTTTCCCTTTACTATCTTTCCAATTTGCAATAGAATAGTAATCATAAAATTTTTGAGCTGCTATTTCTGAATATCCTTTTTCTTTAAAATATTTCTTTATATCTTCTATCTTATAACTATTACTACTATTAATATTTATATTTTCATTTTCATTTTCCATATGATTATCATATGAATTTGATATGTTAATCATATCTTTATCATATGATTTTTTATTTAACTTATTCTTTTTCAATCCTTTAAGTCTATTTTTTGATCGTGATTTACTAAAATTAGCTCTTTTTTCATGTTCAAATTTCATTCTTTCATTAAAATATATATCATTTTCTTTTTTAAATTTATCATATATGTCTTTATCATATGATGAACATATATTAATCATATCTTTTTCTGTAAGGAAATTTTTTTGATGTTGTAAACATAATAAAGTAATATATTTACCTTTTTGTTCATATGACATTAACATTGTTCCTGTTAGAAAATCTGATGTATAAAATAGTACTGCAGGGTCTTTAGACATTAGTTACCTCCATTTCTTTATTAAAATTTAATAAATCTAATTGTATAATTGTATTATCTATATATTTTTTAATTATTATTTTATTATTTGGATATATAAATTTATATTTATATTCATATTTTCTTTTTAATATTTCTTTATTTAATGAGAATTCATTTAATGATTCAATTAAATTTCCATTTTTTTTATCTATTATTATTACTTTAAATTTTTTCATTATTTATAAATTTTATTAATTCATTTTTATTTAATGTTTTTATTATTTCACCTTTTACATTTAATAAATTAGCGCTTTCATATGGATAATTACCTTTAATAATTAAGATTTGAATAATATAATCATTAATTTTTTTTGGTATTAATTGTCTAATTTTTTTCAATAAAAGACCTTGTCCAATTTTAATTGATTCATTTTCATGTTTGCTTTCAATTATAGTTATAATTTTATTTTTATAATCATGTATAATTAAATCAATATTATTAACAACAAGGTCTTTTCTACAGTTTTCTGCAATAAATAAATTTAAAGGACTTCCATAATATTTAGAATTATATTCCATCTTTTACAAAGGAACCATTAATCATTTTACCTTTTCTTTTATTAATAATATCATAAGCAGAATTAATACATATCTCAATGTCAATTTCATTAAAATATGCTATAGATGTTAAAACTACAATACAATCACCTATTGCATCCATTATTTCCTCACTATCATTATTTATAATAGCTTTAGCTAATTCCCCAGCTTCCTCCTGAAATTTTACATATTGTGTTTTAATATCACCTTTTTCATAAATTCCTTTATTTTTTGCCCATTCTCTTATTGGTCCAAATTCATTTTTTAATCTCATAATTTTATTTTTTTTAGTTGTTATTTTTATTAAATATTTCTTTATGTTTTGTTTTAATTAAATTTATATTAAAATTTTTATCATTGTTTAATCTTAATGGTTTTTTTATCCCTTCAATTATAAATTTTGGTAAATATGATGAATATAAATCCCTTAATATTTTTTTATTTACCCTATATTTTCTATCCAGATTAACACAATATCTTACTAATTCTAATGACATTAATGGAGATCTTGCTTCCTTTGTAAATGCCATTGACATTCTATCTAAACGAATATTATGATAGTAAGGTAGTTCTAAAAAAACATCATAATAAAAAGTGTCATTTAAAATAGCACGATTGTATCCACCAAATAATTCATCAGCTCCATCACCTGTTAAAACTAAAGAATTTTTACAAGATTTAAAAAGTAAATAATTAGGTAATAAACTTCCATAATCTAATGAATGTTCATATGATAAAATAGCATTACTTAATTCTGTATCAGTGTATTTATCATTTATAAAATTAGTATTAATATTATTAATATTACATATTTCTTTAATATTTGTAGATTCATTATTCTCTATAGAAACAATATCAATATTATTTGTATATTTTAAAACATGATGTAAAATAATATTAGAATCTAATCCACCACTTAACAACAAGGATATTCCGTCATAATTATTATCTAATCTTAATTTTATGTTTTTATCTATGATTTCATATAGATTATTGTTATTTATTTTATACCAATAATTTTGCCATTTTATTTTAACTGGATATTTATTATTTAATTTATATAGATATAAATAAGATGGAATTAATCTTTTAATATTTTTAAAATTAGTTTTATTATTTCCAAAATTTAATTCATTATAATTTAAATATTCATTATTATTTATTAATGGTTTTATTTCACTAGATAAACCAATTGAATTATAATATAATTGTTTTTTACCTAATGGATCTGTAAAACAATAAACATCACCATTTTTTTTAATAATAGAAATTGACCAAAAACCTTCCCATTTTAAACTTTCTTTATAAAATAAAAATATATCATTCTGACATTTTTTCATTAATAATTGCAAATAATGAATATCTGAATTACTTTCTTTTATTAATAATTTATAATTAAAAATCTCCCCGTTAAAAACAATTTTATAATTAGAAATTTCAATAGGTTGTTCTATTCCAGTTTTAAAACTAGATAATGGTAATGAATTAAAACATATTTCCCAATTACCATGTTTAATATTTCTTTCAAATATTCCCCTATGTTTTAACAAATTAGGTAATTTAATTTTAGTTATAGTATATCCACACATATTAAATTTGTTTTTTTAATGAATATAAATCTGACTTGAAACAATGAAAACTTCCAATCCAAACATTCATATTTCCATATTTAAATCCAATATTATCAGCTACAAATTGTAATAATCTATATGTCATATATAAATCATTTTTAAAATGTCTTATAGCATCACAAGATCTTATTAAATATGTAATATTTAAAATATTATTTTCAGCATTAAACCAATAACCAATTGTACATGGGACTCTTTCTAAATGATTAGATTGATCTTCTGGATGCCATACTGATAAAAAAGCTTGTCTGGAATATGGATTATTTTTTAATTTATTTATTATATCATTTAAATCACCATATTGAAATCTTATACCTTTATAACCAGAACACCAAT